GTATGACACTTCAGTCCCAACTGCCACAATGCTAGGCATTGACTATTTTCAAAATGTAGATATAACCAATATCCAGCCTGACGGGTCAACTATCACCAAGAACTTGCAAGTGCAAGGTGTTGCTTGGGATATAACCCCCAACCGCTGGTTGGGTACTTTTACCACACTTGAACCAATCACAGACGGGTTTATCATAGGTAACACCACCTATGGCGTCCTCGGTGATGATATACTAAGCTACTAAGGAGTAATACAATGGCAACAGGTTTTCCAGCTTCAACGGGTGATGTCCTCTCAGCTGCAATGTTTAACGGGTTAGTTACCTACACCCTAAACACCCAATCAGGTGCTACTTATACAGTAGCCAATTCAGACCTTTATCAGGCTCTAGTTGCAACAAGCAATGCGTCAACCAAGACTGTAACTATTGCCCCTGACTCAACATTGACTCAGGCAGCGGTTGGCTCAGCCATTACTGTAATAAACACAGGCGCAGGGTTACTAACCTTTGCAGCTGGTTCAGGTGTAACTATTGCTTCAGCTGGGGTAGCACCAACAGCACCAACTTTGGCTCAATACAAAACAGCGGTCTGTATCCGTACAGCTGCTAACACTTGGATTATTGCAGGCGCAATCGGCTAATGATTGGCAACATTGCAGCTGCACTTTATGGCACAGGTGTACCACCTGTAACCTCATCTTATGAATCTATTGCCACAGTTACAGTAGGTTCAGGCGGTGCTTCCTATGCTGAATTTACTTCAATACCAAGCACTTACAAACATTTGCAAATCCGTTGCAGTATTAGAGGTTCAAACAATAACTATCAATTAGTAAGACTAAATTCAGATAGTGCTTCAAATTACGCTTACCATTACATGTATGGCACAGGGTCAGCAGTTGGTGCAGGAAATGTAACTAGCACTTCGTCAATGGGTTTTACTGATACAACAAACACAGCAAGCATTTTTAACGCATTAATAATTGATATTTTAGATTACACAAGCACTAGCAAAAATAAAACTTTAAGAGGTCTTGGTGGTTTTGATACTAACGGCGGTGGTTTTATTTCAATGAATAGCGGTCTTTGGTTCAAAACTCCTGAAGCGGTTAATACAATTAGATTTACACCTGATGTTGGCACTTATGCAGAATACTCAAGTTTCGCCCTATACGGGATAAAGGACTAACATGTCATCAACTTATGAACCGATAGCGACAACTACACTTGGGTCAAGCCAATCATCAATTACATTTAATTCATTTGGCGGTTATACTGATTTATTTCTAGTTGCCAATGTATTAGCCAATAGTTCATCTACAGATTACACAATGAAGATTAACTATAACGGTGACACTACTTCAGGTTTATATTCTGATACATACTTTTATGGAACTGGATCAGGTTCAGGGGCAAGTAGTAGGCACTCAAATCAAAACACCATTTATTTGCAAACTGGCGGTTATTTATCAACAACTGTGCCTAGAACATGGTTAATAAATATACAAAATTATGCCAACACAAATACACACAAAACTCTATTGTCAAGATCAAGTCAAGCCAATGATACTGTGGACGCATTTGTTGGTTTATGGCGCAATACCAACGCCATTACTTCATTTGTTTTAACTTTAACTGGCGGTGTTTTCGGTGCTAATTCTTCTTTCACCCTTTACGGAATTAAGGCGGAATAATGGCTAATACATATACTCTTATTGATAAGGGCGAAGTAGGCTCAGGTGGTTCATCAGCCATTACTTTTACCTCAATTCCTAGCACTTACACAGATTTGAAATTAGTATTTACTGGCAGAATAACGGCTAATTCAGGCATTGACGCAACAGCATTAAATATGAAAATTAACAATGTTGGTACGGATAGGTCTTGGCGCAATCTAGAGGCTTTTGGAACGGGCTCAGGGGTTAATTCATACAACAATACAAATGATCAAATTGCAGCGATTGGTGGCGGAACAGGTCAAACTGCTAATACATTTTGTAATTTAGAAATTTATTTTGCAAATTACGCAAATGCTAATTACAAATCTTATTCCATAGATTTTGTTAATGAAACTAACTCATCTACAAAAGAACTTATATTACACGCTGGCTTATGGTCATCTACTTCAGCCATTAACGAATTGTCTATCTATTCCTCAGGACAAACACTTGCTGAATACTCAACCGCTTACTTATACGGCATTAAAAACTCATAAAGGAGAAACATGACAAATAAACTAACCAAACTCGTAATCAACTGCGAAACAAAAGAGCAGATTGAGGTTGAACTAACTGATGAGGAAATTGCACAGTTAGAGGCAGATAGAGCAAAGGCAGAAGCAGACAAGGCTAAGGCTGACGCTGACGCTGCTGCTAAGGCAGAGGCTAAGGCACAACTGCTTGATCGCTTGGGAATTACAGCCGAGGAAGCTGCTTTACTACTTTCCTAATGAAGCCATGGCTGTCCAAGAGCGCAGTACAGCTGCGTGAACAAATAGATGATTCCTTTGGAGACACACGGTTGCGTTCAGCTGACGGGTGGCTTGGTGATGTTCGCCATGCAGCGAGAAAGAGCGATCATAACCCTGACTCCAAGACAGGTGTCGTTAGAGCTATTGATATTGACTCTAGGCTTTCTGACCAAAAAGGGATTTCAGCAGATTTGGCAGATCAGCTTCGACTTGAAGGGAAATCTGGTAAGCGTATCGCTTATGTAATTCACCTTGGGAGAATAGCCAGTCCAATCTTAGGTTGGCGTTGGCGTAAGTACAAAGGCATTAACCAACATAATCACCATATTCATATCAGTTTTACCAAGGCTTCCGACAATGACAGTACCTTTTTTGATATACCACTACTAGGGGGCAAAATATGAAATCTAAACATTGGGCAATGATTAACAGCTATGGACGATCAGCCTTTGTTTGTCTAGCCACAATCTATGTAACACAACCTGACCTTGCACCTTCAGAGTTATGGAAAGCATTTGCTGTTGCTTTCATTGCACCTTTACTGCGTGCATTAAATCCTGATGACACACAGTTTGGCATAGGCGCAAAAGAGTAATGACAGCGGTAGAAATTGCCGCTATCTGTGCCGCAATAACAACTGTATTTACTGGCTTCGCAGTAGGACTTAGGTTCTTAGTCAAAGGCTGGTTAAATGAACTTAGACCCAATGGTGGGTCAAGTATTAAAGATCAAATCAATCGCTTAGAGCGGCGTGTTGATGACCTATTTGTCATACTATCGAGAGACAATTAAAACATGGCAGCCAAAAAGAAACCTGCACGCAGAAAAAGATCAGTAGCTCGCTTAGAGACTACTGCACTAGATCAGCACGCCATTGCGCTTAATGAGTATTTTAGAGCATTACGCAGAGCAGGTTTCACCGTCGAAATTGCATTAGGTCTAATGGATAACAAAAACAGTATGCCTGAGTGGCTAATACCTACGACAGCTGATACTGACATTACACCTTTTCAAGACGACGACGAGGACGAGGACTAAACTCTGAAGCGTATCGCTTTCATAAGTGACCTGCAAAGCCCGTACATAAATGAATTAGCAGTAAAATCCCTAGGGCGTTTTCTAGCCAAATGGAATCCACACCAAACAATCTGTGTGGGTGATGAAATTGATATGCCTCAACTTGGAAGTTTCAATGCCAATACCATTGACGAAATGGTTGGCAACCTAGATGAGGACAGAGTATTTACCCAAGAGGTATTAACCTACTTGGGAGTAACCGACATAGTGGGTAGCAATCATGGAATTAGACTATACAGATCAATCAAAAAAAGACTGCCAAGTTTTCTTAACTTACCCGAACTCAAGTATGAGCGTTTTATGGGATATGACAAGCTCAACATCAAGTTTCACCCATACGGATTTGACTGGGCAAAAGGTTGGCATGTCACTCATGGCGACGCTTTCCCTATGTCTAACAATGCTGGGCAGACAGCCTTAAATGGCGCACGTCGCATAGGTAAAAATGTTGTCTGTGGTCACACTCACAGGCTAGGTCACATGTCCTACTCAGAAGCCCACAATGGGCGTTTAGGGCGTGTATTACAGGGTGTAGAGGTAGGCAACCTAGTTGATCTATCTAGTAGCGGTATGAGCTACACAAGGGGCTATGCAAACTGGCAGTCAGGCTTTGCTGTTGCCTATGTTGACGCTAACCGTGTGACGGTGGTCACAATACCAATCAACCATGACGGCAGCTTCATATTTGAGGGTAAGGTTTATGGGAAAAGAGCCTAGTAGAACTATTGATGACCATATTGACGACTTTGACGCAATAGGGGTTTTGTAACAAAAGCGTTATAGGACACGCATGTCAGTTCCTACACTTACCATGATTACAAGCGCATACTACTGTCGTTCCTAAATAACGGATTTGGGACAGGAAAGGAAATCATGTCTACATTTACAGCTATAAGTATTTTGCTTTATACAGCTGGGCTTTCTTACTGTGCTTACTACTTCGGTTTTGATCGAGGTTTTAACATAGGCAAGCAGCGTGGCTGGGTCAATGGTTATGCTTCAGCCAAGGCAGTCGAACGAGCTGCACAAGATGAGGTATTTGACTATGAAAAAAACTAATGAGTGGCTCACCGATATTAACGACACACTTACTGCAAGAGGTGCAATCTATGGCTCAGCAGCTACAAACCATAGACGAATCAGCGAGTTATGGTCAGGTTACTTGGACACTTACATTAGTCCTGAACAAGCAGCCATGTGTATGCTGCTCGTCAAAGTCTCTCGTCTCAGCGAAAGTAGCCAACATGACGATTCACTCAAAGACCTCGTCGGGTACGCCTGTGTATATAGAAAAATCATTGCAGAATTAAATGATAATTCTGACTCGGACAAAGAACTATTGTGATTACTGTAAAAACCGCTATGGGGCAACTAGTCTCAAAGGTCAGGTTATGGCAATTTTCACGAGCATTAGCTCGAGCAGAAAAGCGACCTGCAAATATCGCAACTATTGCCAACCATGTCGAACCGAATTGGAGCATTGGCATGACGGCACTACTTGGAGTTTGGAAGCACAGCAAGCCTACGCACAAGGATTGGACGAACTAGACTATGGCACATTTTAATTTAGATCAGTACATGACAGCTGAGGAAAGAATAGAGCTGTTTGCAAAAGAAAACCCTGACTTCCGCATGAAGTCATTTCATGAACAAACTGACGGGTTTGTCTTTGTTGAAGTTAATTTGTATCGCACTTGGGCAGACCAAGAGCCTTGGGTGACTGGACTAGCTGGTGAATCATTGGCTACTCAATTTGCTATTGAAAAGGCAGAAACCTCTGCTTATGCAAGAGCTATAACTAATACAGGTGACCCTAAGTACAGCACTATGAAGGACGGTACAAAAGCACCTAGGGCTAACAAGGCTGAAATGGAAGCTGTAAAGCCTATGTATAGCAGCGCAGGCACAAAGTCTCGTGCTGTCGAAATGGCACTAAGGACTGACATAAAAAACAATCCTTGGACTGCACCTGAAGCAAAGGCTGAACCTGCACAATGGTCAGTTGATGAGGTTGCTAAATCATTAAATGCAACTGTCGTAGATCAAACATACGAGTGCCAACATGGTGCAATGATTCGTAAAGAGGGTACAAGCCAAGCAGGTAAGCCTTACTACGGATTTGTGTGTGTTGAAAAGCGTAAGGCAGATCAATGTGCGCCTGTATGGGGCAGACTTACAGCTAATGGCTTGTGGACATTTGGCGAACAGGATAAGTAAATGGGAGACATGGAGTTAATTTACCCTGACGGTCTTAAAGTTACATTGACAGATGACGGTGCTATGGCTGAGATTGTTAGCCTGTCAGAGTGCTGTGAATTGTGTAATGACCCACGCATGATACATGAGGGTGATCTTTACAAGTGTTACAGCTGTGGAGTTATCAATCATGTCAATTTTGGACATGGTAAAGATGCCTGAAGCAATAGAAATGAAGTGCAATAAATGTGGAAAAGCTACAGTATTTGAAATTGAACAAGGGTGGGATATTCCGCCCGAGGTAGTAGTAGCCAAGTGCCAAAGGTGCGAGAATAAGGGTGTGAGAGTGGTAACCGACTTTATGAAAGAGCCAGTCCGCTGTACTAAATGCGGTGCATGGAAAATGGAAGGTTCAAGCTGCTCAATATGCGCAAAGATCAATGCCCCGAGTGCCTAGGGTACAACACACAAACAACACAATATAACAAAGATTACCTGCACCTATGCTGTGCATGTGGTCATGAGTGGAGTGAAGGTTATGGGTAAAAGAAACTGTGGTGTAAATCACATTAAAGATCGTCTCACTATTCGAGACGGTATGCTCAACAGATTTGACAAGGGCGGTACGCTACATGCCTGTGGCAGGCTCTTAAAGCCTGAACACGAGCCCCGTAGGGGATTGCTCGTGAGTTCATGGGCAGTAGCTGTTGGGGTACTGGTATGTCTAATAGCATTAGAGACTACTGCCATAGAGATTGATAAAGCACAAGCTATAACTACAAAGCCCGTTGTTACAGTTACACCTAAACAATATGCAAAAGCCGCATTAAATGACAATAAGCAATACACCTGCATAGTAGAGCTATACACAAAGGAATCTAACTGGAGACCTGAAGCACGCAATGGCTCACACTATGGAATACCCCAAATGCGTAATGAGATTATGTTAAGTAAGAATCCATTGCAACAAGTAGCATTAGGTATTAAGTACATAGAGCATAGATACGGTACTACCAAGCATGGTGTACCTAACGCATGTAAAGCATTACATCATCTAAAGACTAAAGGTTGGCATTGAATAACAATAGAAAGAAAGAGATACTGGGTAGTGGTAAGTGGAAAGCCATACGCCTAAAAGTATTGGCTAGAGACGGCTATCAATGTGCATACTGTGGCATTGGATTAGATAAGACCAACGCACAAGTCGATCATGTTGTGCCATTAGCCAAGGATAGTTCAGACCCTTTCAACATGGAAGGTCTAGTCGCAGCTTGCAGGCGTTGTAACGCATCAAAAGGTGATCGTGTTTTTTTAGCCAAAGAGCCTACCCCCCCTGTCTTTCCAGCCTACTCTCTCCCTGAGACTCGGGTGGCTCAGCCAGCCTCACCCTTTAGTAAGCCTTAGAAAGCCATATGAAGCCCGTTGAAGCCAATGTTGACCCAGTAAGACGAGGGGCAAAGAAAAAACCCCTCATAGGGGCTGTAAAGCCTCGTATTCACACGCCTTTGCTAAAAGGTGCGTCTAGAATTGACGAAGTTGCAGATTTAGCAGACAAAATTGGTATGCCATTGCTGCCTTGGCAGCGTTTCGTGCTAGAGGATATGTTGAAGGTAGACAAGGACGGTATGTTTGTCCGCAAGACCTCGTTATTGCTTGTAGCTCGTCAAAATGGCAAGACACACCTTGCCCGTATGCGAATCCTTGCTGGTCTGTTCCTATTTGACGAAAAGAACATATTGGCAATGTCCTCTAACCGTAATATGGCATTGGATACATTTAGACAGGTTGCTAACACTATTGAGGATAACCCCTTTCTAAAAGCACAAGTTAGACAGATTAGATATGCCAATGGTCAGGAATCAATTACATTGCTTAACGGTGCAAGATATGAAATTGTAGCTGCAACCCGAGACGGCTCTCGTGGTAAAACAGCTGATCTGTTATACATAGACGAATTACGAGAAATCAGCGAGGAAGCATTTAAGGCAGCTGTGCCAACGACTAGGGCAAGACCTAACAGTCAGACTATTTTGACTAGTAACGCAGGTGACGCATTTAGCACAGTCTTAAATGACATGAGAGAACGGGCAATGTCCTACCCAAGTAAAACATTTGGATTTTATGAGTATTCAGCACCTATGCAGGCAAGACAAGATATACACAATCAAAAGTATTGGGTTATGGCAAACCCAGCCGTTGGTCATACAGTTACATTAAGTGCCATTGAGGAATCAATCTCAACTAACAGCATTGAAGCAACACTTACCGAAAGTTTTTGTATTTGGATTGATTCACAGGTATCACCATGGCAATTCGGAATTTTGGAAGCCTGCACAGATAGCAGCCTAACTTTACCTGTTGGGGCAATGACTGTCTTTGCATTTGATATTAGCCCTAGCAGGCGCAATGGGTCATTGGTTGGCGCACAGATAACACCTGACGGCAAAATTGGGGTTGGAATCATTGAGACCTATGTAAGTGATGTTGCCATTGACGAAGTAAAAATGGCTAGTGCCATAAATGAGTGGGCAATGAAATATAGACCGACTCATATCGGGTATGACAGACATGCCACAGCCAGTATTGCTCAAAGGTTAACTCAAAGTGGTCATAAACTAATTGATATAAGCGGTCAACCCTTTTACCAAGCTTGTGCTGAACTTTCAGACGCTTTAAACAGTATGCGCCTTGTCCACTCGGGTATGCCTGAGTGGATAGCCAGCATGAACAACTGCGCCATGAAAACCAATGATGCTGGGTTCAGACTAATTAGACGCAAGTCAGCTGGAGAAATTACAGCTGCCATTAGTACAGCAATGTGTGTCCACATGTTGTCAAAACCAATATCAGTTCCACAGATTTATGTCTAGGTTATGTGATATACTTCACCTATGGGATTTTTCCGCAACTTAATTGGTCTAGAGGATAAATCAACAATTAAGGCGCAACTTGCCCCGCCAGTTGTAGCAGACCCTTTCAATTATTACGCACAGTTTACACCGTTTCAATCAGTAGGTCGTGACGAAGCAATTTCCGTACCAAGCGTTATGCGTTGCCGCAATTTAATAGCTACAACAATCGGCGTAATGGAACTTTGTACATTTAATAAAGCTACTAAAGAGGAATTACCTAATTTACCTTGGGTACACCAATTATCTAAGTCAGCACCTAACTCAGTTATTCTTACTGCATTAGTTGACGCATTATTGTTTTACGGTTCAGCATATTTAGAGGTAACCGAGGTTTATCAAGATGACAACCGACCAGCAAGATTTGATTTTGTAAATAACACTAGAGTTCAAGTTCAACTTAATAAATTAAACACTTTTGTAGATTTCTACACAGTAGACGGGCGTGAGCGTCCAATGTCAGGTGTAGGTTCACTTGTAACTTTCCAATCACCTATTGACGGTATTTTGCACGCTGGTGCAAGAATCCTAAGAGCTGCCATAGATTTAGAAAAAGCCTCAGCAACAGCAGCGGCAACACCAGTACCTTCAGGTATCTTAAAAAATAACGGTGCTGATCTACCAGCCGCCGAAGTATCAGGATTATTAGCAGCATGGAAGCGATCACGAGCTGAACGGTCAACTGCTTACCTAACTTCAACCTTGGAATACCAACCAACCTCATTTAGTCCAAAAGATATGATGTACAACGAAGCACAACAATACATGGCTACTCAAATTGCCCGTTTGTGCAATGTACCTGCTTACTACATTTCAGCAGATCAGAACAACAGCATGACATACGCAAATGTACAAGACGAGCGTCGTCAGTTTGTAAGCCTTTCATTACAGCCTTACATATCATGTATTGAGTCAAGGTTAAGCATGGACGATCTATCAGCACAAACACAATTTGTAGCGTTCGACATGGACTCAGGATTTTTACGAGCTAACCCATTAGAGCGTTTGGCAGTAATTGAAAAAATGTTACAACTAGAACTAATCACAGTAGAACAAGCTAGAGAAATGGAAGAATTGAGTCCTAATGGAAATAATTAACTTTTCGGCTGATTTAACAGCCTCAGAATCACGCCGCATTATTGCTGGCAAGATCGTACCGTTTGAGAACGAGATCGGCGATACAAGCGCAGGCAAAGTAGTTTTTGAAAAAGGCTCAATACAAATTGATGATGTTAAAGCAGTCAAGTTGTTATTAGAGCATGACCCGAAGCAGCCTATTGGTCGTATGCAAAAGGCAGAGGACGACGATTCAGGTATTTATGCAGAGTTCAAGGTCTCCAACACCACACGAGGAACAGACAGTCTAATTGAAGCGTCGGAAAACCTGCGCAGCGGTCTTTCAGTTGGTGTTGAAGTTATTAAGGGAAAGAATAGCAACGGCGTGTACAGAGTAAGTGCAGCACGCCTAATCGAAGTTTCACTTGTACAAGCTGCGGCTTTTAAGTCGGCAGAGGTGCTAAGTGTTGCTGCGTCACAAGACGCAGAAGTTACAACCGAAACCAAAACAGAAAATGAGGAAATTGTGGAAAACACAACACCTGAATCTGTTGCGACTGAGGTAACAGAGACCCCTGCGGTTGAAGCCTCTGCTCGTCCAACAGTAGCAGCACCTATTTACACTAAGCCTCGCTTAGAGTTCACAAAAGAGAAGTTCCTAGAAAACACATTGCGTGCGCAATACCTAAATGATGACGCAGCTCGTCAATACATTGCAGCAGCAGCAGACACAACTGACAACGCAGGACTTATCCCAACTCGTCAGTTAACTGAAGTTATCAACCCATTGTCAAACGCTGATCGTCCATTTATTGATTCGATCTCATCAGCAGCATTGCCTGACGCTGGAATGACTTTTGAAATTCCTAAATTGACACAAGCACCAACAGTTGCAGAAACAGCTGAAGGCGCAGCACCTTCTAACACAGACCAAAATGTTTCTTTCCTGACAGTAAATGTTAAGAAATATGCAGGTCAACAGCAATTCTCTGTCGAATTGTTAGATCGCTCATCACCAGCATTTTTTGCAGAGCTAGTCCGTCAAATGGAGTTTGCTTACGCAAAAGCAACTGATGTCGCAGTTGGAACAGCTTTAATCAATGGTGGAACTGACGGCGGAAACCGCACAATGTCAGCAGCTAATATCCAAGACTTTATTTCAGACGCAGCAGTTTCCATTTACAAGGGAACACTTGGCTTTGGTCAAAATATCGTAGTATCACCTGAGCAATGGGGTGCTTTAATGGGTCTAGTAGACGGTTCAAATAGAGCTGTGTTTACACAAACAATTAACCCGCAAAATGCTTCAGGTAACCTAACACCTACAAATATCCGAGGCAACATTGGCGGATTGAACCTTCGTGTTTCAACAGCATTAACTGACGGTTCAGGTTTAGGCGATAACACAATTATTGTTGTCAACCCTGAGTCATACACATGGTACGAGTCAACCAAGTACCGTTTAGAAACCAATGTAATTGCTTCAGGTCAAATTTCTGTTGCATATTACGGTTACGGTGCAGTAGCAACTAAGGTTGCCGCTGGTTCATACCTATGGAAGGTTGCATAAACTTCCGTTAAAGGAAACAACTGTATAGGGGCATTGGAAGCCTTTGCCCCTATACTCTAAGAAAGGAAAACAATGGCAGCAACAACACCAACAGTCGCCGAACTTCGTAGCGTGCTGGGTATTGGGTCTCTCTATACGGACGCCGTTGTTGATGAGTGTGCGCAAGCTGCTGAGGATATTGTCTTTTCTTATCTATGGAAAAACCAATTAAATAACTATGCTCACAGTAACATTGTTGGTAGCGGCACATTATATTTTAATAACTCAGTTAGAAACATTTTTTATGTTGGTCAGACAGTAACAATCTCAGGTAACGGCGCAACTTTTAACGGAAGTAAAGTCATTACAAGCATGACTGATTTTAGTATTACAGTAACGACATCACACTCCACAGCTGAGGCTATTCATGCTGTGCAGCCTTATGGCACAGTAAGTGGCACTAATTACACAAATTACACAACTGTAAGTGCTGTCAGAGAAGCTGCGCTTATGGTTGCGGTGGACATTTGGCAATCACGCCAAGCAAGCAACTCAACTTCAATTACACCAGATTTTCAACCTAGCCCTTGGCGTATGTCAGCCAGCCTGATCGCAAAAGTAAGAGGTTTGTTAGCACCGTACTTAAGTCCTAACAGCTTGGTTGGCTGATGACTGTCGCCGTTACGACACTCAGGTCAACCCTTGCGACAGCGCTGGAAAACGCTGGGGTGTGGCAGGTCTTTTCCTTTCCACCTGCCTCACCCATTGCAAACTCAGTAATCATAAGCTGGGATTCTCCTATGTTAGAGCCAAGCAACAACCAATACAACATTGCACCTAAAGCCAATCTAACAATCACCTGCATTGTCCCTATGCTGGATAATCAGGGTGGGTTGATACAATTAGAGGATATGGTTACAGGTGTATTTACAAAGTTAGCCGCTTCAACATTGAAGCTAAATGTGTCAAGCGTTTCAGCACCTGCGGTATTAGCTGAAGCACAAGAAATGCTAACTGCCACAATCAATGTAAGCGCAATCACGAGCTGGAGTTAAAATGAGCAACGAATATGATATTCCTTCCGAGGATAAGGCTTGGCTTGAAAAAGTCGGGCAAATAGCACCACAAACCGAAAAGCCAAAAATCGTAAAGAAAGACGAGGAATAACCAAATGGCTGTATTTCTAAATAACAAAGTAGGCGTTAAGGTTAACTCTGTTGATCTTTCCGACCATGTAACAGCTGTAACTCTAAACCGTTCATTTGACGAGCTAGAGGTAACAGCAATGGGTGACGGCGGTCACAAGTTTGTAAAGGGCTTAGAAGCCTCATCTGTAACAATCAGCTTCCTGAACGACACAGCTGCTGCAAATGTACTTGCTACATTACAGGCTGCATGGGGAACAAATGTTACTGTTGTACTACTACAAGAAAAAGGCACAGCAGTTGGCGCAACCAACCCGCTGTACACAATGACTTGTCTAATCAACAACACAACTGACATTAACGGTTCTGTTGCTGATCTAGCAGTACAAGATTTAACCTTTAATATCAGCGGTACAGTAGCGGTTGCTACAACAGGTACTTTCTAAGGAGAAAAATGCTAGGACTTAAAATCACCAAGGCTTCAGGTGAGGAATCTATTTTGGAAATTACACCAGCGATTGAGTACGCATTTGAACAACATTGGAAAATGGGCTTTCACAAATACTTTAGGGACGAGGAAAGACAAACTGGTCTCTACTGGGTTTGCTGGGAAGCCCTACGCCGTTCAGGAGAAACTGTAAAGCCTTTTGGTGAGCAGTTTCTAGAGACCTTAAAAAAGGTAGAGATTGTAGACGCTGATACCCCAAATGGGTGACGAGGTATGACTTTACTTATTTGATTGCTTCATTAGCAGTTGAAACAGGCATACCTCACAGCGAGTTTATTAACATGGATAAGTCAATGCTATTGGCAACATTGGCATATATGAAGGATAGGGTCAAACAAATTGAGCAGCACAGTAGAGGTAAAAGGCGGTAAAGCCTTAATTCTTGCGCTCAAAAAGTATGACAAAGATTTAGGAAAAGAATTAAATCAGGAAATGGCAAGTTACCTACAGCCTGTAACTCGCAAGGCTCGTAGCTATTTGCCAAGCCAATCTCCATTATCAAATTGGGGTAAGCCAGTTTCAAGTTCAGAAACTATAGATTACAGACCTTTTCCAAGGTACGACGGGCTTAAAGCTCGCAGAGGTGTTGGTTATACAACTACACCAAGCAAACCAAACAAAAAAGGTTTCATTTACTTTGCACAGATATTTAACTCAGAAGCAGGCGGTGCTATTTTTGAAACCGCTGGACGAAAGCACCCTAACGGCAGACCTACTTACACACGAGTCAAAAAACGCGAAGGTGCACTCAATACAGTATTTCAGTTTGATAAAAAATCAGGCAAAGAGTTTATTGATTATTACGATTCAAATAACCCACTTGCAGGCTACCAATTTATTCACAGTATGCCTGAACTATACAAAGTACCACGCAAGGCCAATCAATCAGGTCGCCTAAGTCGTAAAATGAACGGACGGGCTATTTTTAGAGCATGGGGCGAGACTTACGGCAAGGTAACCCCTCAAATTATTAAAGCAATGGAAAATGCCAAACAAAAGTTTGACACAGGAAAGAGAGCTGCCTAATGGCAAAAACAGATTTATCGGTCAAAATTGGTGCTGAGTACATTGGTAAGGCTGCCTTTGCTAAGGCTGAGAAAAGCGTCAAGCGACTTGGTAAGCAGGTTGCAGCGTTAGCCCTTGGTGGCGGTGTACTTAATTTTGGACGCAGTTCAATCAAAGCATTTTACGATTCTGAAAAGTCTGCAAAGGCTCTGTACGGCACGCTTAACAACCTTAACCTTGCATATCGTAAAGATGATGTTAACAAGTACATTGACAAACTAAGCCTTGCAACGGGCATAGTAGACGAAACTCTTAACCCAGCCTTTCAGCAATTCTTACTTACAACCCGAGATGTAACCAAGTCACAGCAACTATTAGGCACAGCCCTAGACATAAGCGCAGGCACAGGTTATGACTTGGCTACTGTCACTAAAGCATTAAGTGGGGCTTATGGTGGCAACAAAACAGCACTAGGCAAAATGCAACTTGGTCTTACAAAGGCACAGATTGAAGCCAACGATTTTCAAACTATCCTCAAAGCCCTAAACTCAATTTTTGCTGGACAGGCTGCTTCAGCGGCAAGTGGTTACACAGGTCAGATAGATAAACTAAACATTGCGATTGATCAACTTAAAGAGAATGTTGGTAAGGGTTTAGTTCAAGGCTTATCAGACGGTAACGGCAATATAGATCAAACAGCACAAAACATTGCAAGACTAGGCACAGCACTTGGTACAGCTACGGGCTACCTTGCCAAGTTTGCGACTGGTTGGACAGAGCTATTTACTAAAGAGGCTTGGACTCAATTTTGGAACGACTTAACAGGTCAAAAACCTTTACTGCAAATATCTAGGGGTGGCGATCAGGGCGGTGCCGAAAGAGCAGCACAACAGAAAATAGATCAACAAGCCAAACGACTTGCAGAACAACAACTTAAAGCAACTAAGGCTTTAACTGCCGAGCAAAAGAAAGCACAGCTGTTAAAGAAATCCCAAGGCATTTTAGATGTAGAGCAAGCTAGCATTTTGGCAGGATTACAAGGCAAGATTACAGCTAACGAAAAACTTAGATTAGAACTGCAACTGGCTTTACTTACAGGCAATGCTAAAGAAGCTGATCGCCTAAGCAATGAGTTATTGTTATCACAGGCTCGATTAACAGGATTAGCCACATTTATTACAAGCCTACCTAAAGCTTTAAATCCATTTGCAGATTACCCAGCCTATGTTCAAATGGCTTTAGCAGAATTGGCTAAGTTGGCTAATGCTAAAAGCATGGTTACTTTTCAAGGTGTTACAGCGCCTATGGGTACACCCATTCCATTTGCTTCAACAGTAAGCAATGCCCCTACGATCATTAACAACTTTGCTGGTAACTTGGTTACTGACAAAGACTGGGCAGAATATGTAAGACTACAACTTATCAACCAAGCAGGCGGTGGCAACTTTGCTACCTTAAACCGTAATGATTTTAGGCAATGACAGCCCCAGCAACAATCAATGTAAGCCTTAACTTCTCGTCGGGTGCGACTTTTCAAAACCCTTTTACGGTTGGAGACCCTGTTAATGGCAGGCTTGGGTTTGGTATTCTTTCTGATTCAACAGCCCCAGCTTTAGTGGTTGATTTAACAGACATAACTAAGTCAGTCAAAATCAGGCGTGGTCGCAATATTTTGCGAGACACTTATGAATCAGGTTCAGCCGAGGTCAGAATCTATGACACTAATGGAGACTTTAACCCACAGAACACAAGCAGCCCTTACTACGGTCAGTTAACACCATTACGCAAACTTCGTATCTCAGCTTCAGTCGGTGGCAATACTTACTATCTTTTCAGCGGTTATACAACTGATTATGCTTACAGCTATGACAAAGGTGAGAATGTTGGTTATCTAGACATTTCAGTATCTGACGCATTTAGATTGTTTAACTTGGCTACTGTGACGACGATCACAGGGCAAGCAGCAGGTCAAGATACTGGCACACGAATCAATAAGGTGTTGGACACCGTATCTTTTCCTAATGGTATGCGTTCAGTAGATACTGGTAATTCTACATGTGTTGCAGACCCAGGGGTTGTTAGGACAGCATTACAAGCTATTGTTAACGCAGAGTTCAGCGAGCAGGGGGCTTTCTATTGCGACCCTGAAGGGCAAGCGGTATTTAAGAATCGTGCCAATGTAATTGCTTCAGCTGGTGGCACACCTATTCAGTTCAACCAAACTGGTGGAATCCCATACCAAGATTTGAAGTTTGCCTTTGATGACAAACTAATTATTAACCAAGCAACAATTACAAGAGTTGGCGGTACTGCTCAATTTAGCCAAGACACAGACTCTGTTGCTACATACTTTCCTCACTCAGTTTCATACGCTGATCTAGTTGTTGAGACAGACGCCGAAGCCTTGAACATAGCCAAAATTTATGTGGCTACGAGAGCTGATACAACTATCCGCATTGACCAAATGACTGTTGATCTGTATGACACTTCAGTCCCAACTGCCACAATGCTAGGCATTGACTATTTTCAAAATGTAGATATAACCAATATCCAGCCTGACGGGTCAACTATCACCAAGAACTTGCAAGTGCAAGGTGTTGCTTGG